TAGAACCTTTGCTGCAACAAGAAAGTTAGGCAAAACTCACCAAAACGTTTTAGTCTTTCTCAAGGGAGATGCACGAAAAGCTGTTAAACGTTGTGGAGAGTGCAGCTTTGGAGAAGTTGATCCTGCTGAAGAGTTTGGTGAGGTTCTGCAATGATTCAACCTCCCGTTGTAGAAAAAATTGAAGGTATTCATGTTGTCCGTGATGACTTCATAAAAGGAGGGACCAAACGATCATTCGCTGATCAATTAATTCTTGGCAACACAGAGGTCGTTTACGCTTCTCCTGCTTACGGCGGTGCTCAAATAGCCATCGCTCACGCAGCAGCAGAACTTGGAGTGCAAGCAACTATCTTTTGCGCTAAACGCAACAAACCACACCCACGAACGCTAGAAGCCTACAAAGCAGGTGCACGAATTGTTCAAATACCACATGGATACCTCTCTAATGTAAAAGCTAAAGCCTCAGCATATTGCCAAAAAACAGGCGCAACACTTTTGCCGTTTGGCCTTGAAACATCTACTGCTTTTTCTGCAATAGCGCAAAGAGCAAAGCAAGCTCAGGAACAAATTGATCGAATTGATCAAGTCTGGTGCGTTGGTGGATCTGGCGTCTTATGTCGAGGCTTGCAACGCGGCATAAAAGCATCATCTTTTCACGTTGTTCAAATAGGACGTGAACTGAAATCAAATGATGTTGGCCGTGCAAAAATATACGTTCACCCTTTGGATTTTTCTGAAAACGCAAAAGTTAATCCGCCTTTCCCAAGTTGCAGCAATTACGATGCAAAGGCTTGGGAATACGTTAAAAAATATTCATCTGGTAAAGTTCTCTTTTGGAATGTAATGGCATGAATTTAAGCAAGCTCCCACTTCGCACGCATCGCAGCAAATCCATCATTAACCAGCTCCTCGGGATCTTTGCCGATTTGACGGTAGAAATCAGCGCGTTGGCTTGCTTCCCATGCACGAGTGATAGCGGCTTTTTCAGCGCCAAGGCGCGGAAACTTAGCAGCGATACGCAAAGCGCCGAGCATGTCGCCCGCGTTCCAGCAGTCCTTGAGTTTTTGCAGTTTGGTTTCCATTGGGGTGGTGCCGTTCCTGTTGGCTACCAATCATTAGCATGGCTTGCAGCTAGGAGTCAAGGCTGATGGCACCCCCTAGAGGCACCAAACAACAAACAATCGACCGCGCTAACCGCTTTGCTCGCATTATCGCAAACGGTGGGAGACGCTCGGATTGCATTCGATATGCCTCGGAATACTGGGGGGTTGGTAATCGCACATGCGATCAGTATCTTAAGCTCGCTAGGGAGATGCTCAAGGCCGACTGGGACATCGAACGCCCGCAGATGATCGCTGACCTGCTATCGCAATGCAGCACCTTGCAGATGGAAGCACGTCGCGCTGGGCAATACCACATCGCACTTGGTGCTATTAACACCGCTGCTAAACTCGCGCAGCTTTGTTCATGAATATTCTTAGTCTTGCGCCTGAAGGCAACGTCCTTCAAAAGCTAGGACAAGACAATTCTCAACTTGACCTAGACGCCACGTTACAACAAATCCACAGTGACCTTCATCCTGGTCAATTGGATTTCGTTACCGATAGCACTACTGAAATCCTCGGTATCTCCGCCGGTTATGGTGCCGGTAAAACTCGCGCTCTTTGCGCTAAAGCCGTAACGCTGGCCGCAGCCAATCAAGGCTTCATTGGCACAGTCATGGAGCCCACTGGCCCTTTAATACGTGACATCTGGCAAACAGACTTTGAAGCCTTCCTTGAGTCATACGATATTCCGTACAGCTTCAGAGCATCACCACTGCCCGAATATGTACTTCACTTGCCAGGTGGTGATACCAAAATCCTATGTCGTAGTTTCGAGAATTGGTCGCGCATTATCGGCCTGAACTTGGCTTGGGTGCTCGCAGATGAGATTGACACTGTGACCCCATCAATTGCCACTAAGGCATTCCCTAAAATCCTTGGTCGCCTGCGATCCGGCAACGTCCGGCAGTTTGGTGCAGCATCCACGCCAGAAGGTTTCCGCTGGATGTGGGACACCTTTGGTAGTGAAGAAGCGCAGAATCGCTCTGACCGTAAACTGATCAAGATGAAGACAGTGGATAACCCACACTTGCCGCCAGACTTTATTGAACGCCTAAAAGCTAACTACGATCCAAACCTGTTACGAGCGTACCTTGATGGTGAGTTTGTAAACCTGAACACTGGCCAAGTTTATGACAGGTTCGATCGAGCGAAGCACGTCACCACAATTAAAGACGATCCCGATCAGCCTTTACGTATTGGCATCGACTTCAATATCGCCAATATGAACGCTGTATTGGCAATCCGCCAATACAACAAGCTGTTGTTTGTCGATGAGATTGTGAAGGCTCATGACACTGATGCACTCGCGCAAGAAATCCGCAGACGCTATCCACATCGCAAAATCTACGTTTACCCTGATGCTTCAGGTGCAGCACGATCAACAAACGCTACGCAAACCGACATTCAGATCCTTGAAAGCTATGGGATGTCAAACCAAAGCCCGAAGGCTAATCCACCCGTTCGTGATCGGGTGGCTGCTGTTCAAGCGTTGCTGGAGAACGGCAAAGGTGAAGTCAGGATGCAGGTTGATGGGCGATGTAAAAAGCTGATCGAGTGCTTGGAGCTGCAAAGCTACAACGAGAAGGGTGAACCGGACAAGGAAGGTGGATACGATCATATGAATGATGCTGCTGGCTACTTGGTGTGGCGAGAGTTCAACCCGCTGCAGGCTGGTGCTGGTCGCGGCACAGGAATCAGAATCTATTGAGCCAGTTGCGAAGGTGGCACGCAACAGGGGGAAGCACGGTTAATCTGGTGCATACTTAGTTCACCGGAGGCAATCGGCCCTCCACAACCCCTTCAAGCCATGACCATCTCCACCGTCCTTCAACTCAAAGCCGCTAAAAAAGCTGCTAAAGACGCTTACTACGCAACCGCCAAGACCGGCACCAAAGCCAACAAAGCTCTCTACAACGCCATGGTCGCAGCTTCTAAGGCACGCCAAGAAGCCATGACCGCTTACGCCGCTACTCTTTGAGCCCTCACGGGCTCTTTTTTTATGCGTGTTCTAGTTGCCTGTGAGTACAGTGCCCGAGTCCGTGATGCCTTTCGGCGTCATGGTCACGATGCTTGGAGTTGCGATCTGCTTGAGTGTGAGGCAAATCCACGCTGGCATCTACAGCAGCCAGTGCAAGAAATTTTGCATGACAATTGGGACCTGATGGTAGCTCATCCGCCTTGCACGCACCTTGCCGTAAGTGGCAGCCGTCATTTTCCTCAAAAGATTGCCGATGGTCGGCAGCAAGCTGCACTTGATTTTGTTCGCTTGTTAATGGCAGCACCAATCCCGCGATGGTGCATTGAAAATCCAGTAAGCGTAATCAGCACTACCATCGCCCCCCCCCAGCAAATCATTCAGCCGTGGCAGTTTGGCCATGGTGAAACCAAGGCGACATGCTTGTGGTTGAAAAATCTACCCAAGCTCAAGCCAACACAAGTGGTTGAAGGCCGTGAGCCAAAAGTGTGGATGATGAGCGGCAAGGATCGTTGGAAGAACCGCAGCCGCACCTATCAAGGCGTTGCTGATGCAATGGCTGATCAATGGGGCACAAAAACGCTGCCATCAATAGCGGATCAGCTTTTATTGCTGCCTGCCTAAACTGTCAATATCGACCGCATCAGCGCTGTGTACTCAGGCTATAACTTCTACGATCGCCCGCAATCGCAGCGTGCTGTTACCAAAGTCAATGACCCAAACACGGCTTGGTACGCTCAAGAACCTCACTGGGTGCTCATCGAGGATCTAATCTCCGGCACCTACGGGATGCGCCGTAAGCATCGCCGTTACCTCCCGCAAGAACCACGTGAGCTAGACGAAAGCTACGACAACCGCCTAGCACGATCCGTCTGCCCACCCTATTACCAGCGTCTAGAACGGATGCTGGCCGGGATGCTAACCCGTAAACCTGTACGCCTAAACGACGTCACCGATACCATCCGCGAGCAGTTATTCGACGTTGACCTACAAGGCAATGACCTAAATACTTGGACTTACGAAACCGCTCGTAAGATGATCCGTTATGGTCACGTCGGCGTCCTTGTTGATGCACCGCCAAATGGTGGTCGCCCTTAC